CTTTGACTTTGGGCAAAAGAAGTGAACAACGGGGAGATATTCAAAATGATTTCTCCCGCTTTTTCTACACTTATAGGCGGCATGATTGGCTTCCTGAGTGGTATCAAACTCAGTCAGAATGACGAAAAATCTAAATGTAAGGAATAACCATGTTTGAAATGTTATCTGGTGGAATACTTGGCTCTATCTTTGGTGGGGTGTTTCGCCTTGCCCCAGAAGTTCTTAAATGGATGGATAAGAAGAACGAACGTGAGCATGAACTCAATATGTTCAAGTTCCAATGCGATCTGGAAGCTCAACGTGGGCAACAGAAACTGGCTGAGATTGGCGCACAAAGAGAAGCGGCAGTCGATGTAGGTGTCATGGATGCCTTCAACAATGCCATTACACAGCAAGCAGAGATGGTTAAAGCCGCAGGTGGATGGGTAGCCTCACTTTCTGCTTCTGTGCGTCCAGTAGTAACATATTGGGTACTATTCGTTTGGTCATTCATCCATGTTTGGTTTGCGTGGAATGCATGGTTAGGTGGTGCTCCCGCTACTGAAGTCTTCAAAACAATGATGACACCAGACTTTTCTGCTTTGCTATCAGGAACTATTAACTACTGGTTTCTCGATAGAACTCTCTCTAAGCGTGGCATATGAACTTAGAGTTGGCAGCAGAACTATGTAAAAGGTTTGAGGGCTTTCGTTCTAAGCCCTACCTTTGCCCTGCTAACGTAGCCACGATAGGCTATGGGTCTACCTACTATGCTGATAAGCGTAAAGTGACCTTAGAAGACCCTCCAATGACTCAGGAAGAGGCCAATCACCTCCTAATGATTGAGTTGGAGCATACCTACCTACCAGGTGTTTTGAGAAACTGCCCGATCCTTTTGACAGATGAACGCAAGTGCAATGCCATTGTTGACTTCGTTTACAACTTGGGTATTGGCAGACTACAAACATCAACTCTCAAGCGGAAAATCAATGCTTCTGATTGGGAAGGCGCACAAGAACAACTCATGTTATGGACTAAAGGTGGCGGGAAAGTGTTGCCTGGTCTACTCAAGCGCAGACAAGCTGAGTGTTCTTTGTTAAACTAAACTGTAACAAATATCCTATAAGGTGTTGAAATGCCTAACATTCCTACACCGCAAGATGTCGTACACTTCGCACAATGTGTCAAGAAGTGGCAACAAGTACTTAGTCTTGGTGATTGGAGAATAGAGAAGGGAAGCAAACCCGCAAAGGCGGCAATGGCTTCTGTGGAGTTCAATGCTTCTGCTCGATTGGCTACTTACAGACTAGGCGACTTTGGTGCTGAGAAGATCACACCAGAATCTCTGGATCAGACTGCTTTACATGAGTTACTTCATGTGTTTCTCCACGATTTAATGACTGTGGCGCAAGACCCTAAATCTTCCCAAGATGAAGTGGAAATGCAAGAGCACAGAGTCATTAACCTATTAGAAAAGTTACTGTCTAAGGATTCCAATGGGCGCACATAATCAGACTTGCACAGATATGGAGTTCATCCAACTGTGGGAGAAAATGCAATCTGCAACAGAAATAGCCAAACACCTTGGAATCCCTAACAGAGCAGTTCATTTGCGTAGAAGATGGATTGAGGATAATTACAAAATAAGTTTAATAGCAAAAGACCATCGTGGGGCAAATTATGCTGTTGTTAAACCTAAGTCCTTCTCTCCTTTAAAACAAATAAACCTTGGCATACTGGACGGAACAGTGATTGTGTTCTCAGATGCCCACTTCATACCTAGTCAACGAACAACCGCCTTTAAAGGGCTTCTATGGGCTATAGAACAGTTCAAACCAAAGGCAGTGATATGTAACGGGGATGCTTTCGATGGAGCGTCTATATCACGCCATGATATAACTGACCAACCACAGACTACTGTTGTGCAAGAGTTAAAGGCTTGTCAGGGTGCGTTGGGTGAGATTGAGGAAGTTGCCAAAGCAGCCAGACACAATGTAAAGCTACTGTTTACATGGGGCAATCACGATATTCGGTTTGGCAATAGACTTGCTCAACACGCACCACAGTTTAAGGAAGTTCAAGGGTTTAAGCTGACAGACCACATCCCAGATTGGGACTTCTGTTGGGCAGTATGGCCTACTGAGAATGTCATCATCAAGCACCGATATAAGGGTGGAATCCATGCCACACACAACAATACTGTGCAAGCGGGAAAATCGGTGGTTACGGGGCATCTGCATTCGTTAAAAGTTACTCCTTTTAGCGACTACAACGGGATTCGGTATGGTGTAGATACGGGTACTTTAGCTGAAACTGATGGGCCGCAATTTACTTATGCTGAGATAAACCCAAACAACCACAGATCAGGCTTTGCGGTGTTAAACTTCTTCAATGGTCAGCTTTTATGGCCTGAACTCGTCCATAAATTTGATGAAGACCAGATTCAATTTAGGGGTGAAGTGATTGATGTAGGTGCGTTTTGAGTGCCTGGTTGATTGCTTTAACAGGCTTGATCTACGCATACATTGCAGTAGAGCAGTTTATGAAGGGTAACCCGCACATGGCGATTGTCTATGCAGGTTACGCCTCATCGAACGTGGGACTCTACTTGTTAGCAAAGTAGCTTATAGGCTACAAAGGCTCATGTGTTCTTCTCCTTGAGTTTGGCTTCAATGGCAACCTTCAAGATTGGCTTTAAAAAGCATTCCCATAAAGGTCTTAGCATCCACCCAACTACAAATGCGGCAGTAAGTTCAATCATGTGTTTCCTTTGTAAGTTTCCTAGCGTCACAAGCGGGGCAACCATCTGTGCAGTGTTTGCACTTCCCATCTTGCTCTCGCTCTTTGTAGATGCTCATGGGGTCAATGCGATTGCCACCCTGCGTGACGCTCATGCCGTAGTTGATCTGGTCACTCATCAGTTGCTCTCGCTGTGCCAAGGCTTCTTTGATGGCGGTAATGGCGGGTTGTCTGGACTCTATCCATGATGGCCCTGCGTACTCCAACGCCTCCAATGCAAGGCGTAATGCTTCGTCTTTAGTCATACAGACCTCGCAGGGCAGTCTCTACCTTGATTGCAAGTGTTTAAACAAGGTGGGCAAGACTTCATATTCCTCACAAAAGTAGCGAAACTCTGTGCAGTGTCACCAAAGGCTTTCATCTTGTCGAACTCCTTGGCAACCTCCTCAAGCACTTCGTTTCGGTCTGGTCTATCAATGAAATCATGGTCATTGAGCCATGTTCTGATGATTCCCATTTATCTCACCCTCCGCAGTGGAAACTCTTGAGGCTTCTCAGGTGGTGGTGGCAGCATCTTCTCTGAAGGTGGAGTCCATCCATGCTTTCTCCATACTGCCTGGACATCCGATCCTGATTCCCACTTGAAGTCTTCTGTTGGTACTGAAGGATAGCTAATCTTGGAATGTGGTGGTTTTTCTATCATTTTGCTGCCCGCATAATCCGTTGATTTCTGCCAAATTTGCCACGTTTGACACCTGAAACCTCAATAAATCCCTTGTCTAACAAAGCACGATACCTTGCAGTTATTGAGGAATATGGGTAGTTTGGGAACATACCAAGGATGTCATCTGAGATACACCCGTCTGGGAAGCCTTTAATGGCCTCATAGACCATTTGTTCTAGCTTGGTGGTATCAACTGCTTGAGCCGCCTGATGGCTCGTTACAGGGTCTTCTCTTCTAGCCAGTTTAAACGCTGGTGTACCAAAGAATCTTTCCATTGATTCTTTCATGCTTCCAAAAATATCATTCATTTATTAACTCCTATTAGTGAGGGTACTAACTGCTCGTCCGCTAGCTTGAAAAGTCTTTGCACAGCGTTCCCCTCGGGTTTATATTAACTTAAAAGGGCATTGATTCGTCATCAAAGCCAGTAGCCTTAGACCTCTCAGAAGGTTTGGCTTTATATTCTTCTTTAGGAGATACCGCTAACCCCATGAATTTGCCTGACTTTCCTTCTTTTACCCATGCACTGAGCCAGTAGTCTTTGCCATCAACAGTTATGTTACCTTTATAATTTGGAGACCTTTCGTTTTCAATTTTGTCATTCTTGAACAAAACGCCAGAATTATCTTTTTTTTCCATTTACAGCTCCTTAGCCTTTTTTAATGATGAACGCACTTTGCTTGGCAGAAGTGTCCAGAGGGCGATTTTTTGTTCCCCGTCTAGGTTCTGCTCTTCCAATTTTACCCAAGCTGCCTTGGGATCACCCTGTTCGCAAGTAGCAATCAATTCAATTGCTAATTCCTCTAGGTATCGTAATTCCTCCATAGGAA